TTAAACCTCTTTAGTTGCCAGGCGTTCGATGGCCATGGCGCGGAGCTCGGCCTGGATCTTTGCCTCAAGGTCGGTTGCGGCGGCCTGCTCGGAGGTCTGCGAGGCGAGGGCAGCGTCATGGGCCTTGATCTCCTCGTCGGTCATGGGGCGGGGCTTGCCGGCATCCATGATCAGGCATTTCGCCGGCATAAATTTGTCGAGCTTTGTCGCGCGGATCCTGTTGGCCTCCCAGTCCTCGAGCAGCTCCGGGTATCCATTCCGGATGTGCTCGCCGGCTGAGGATACTTCCTCGCCGAGTAATATCATCAATATGTTATGGTCCGTATGGAATATCAGCATAATAATTCCCCCTTATTCCCTGATATATGTCACCCTGCTGTTATCTTTTTTGCCGTATGAGGTGTAACCGGCGGAGCAATCTGCGACCTGCAAATACAGCGTTTGTGATCCCGATATGGCGGAAATGTCCAGCTCTACATCGTTTTGAGGATATCCGGAGTCAGTAGAACATGCTACAAATTCTGTCGAATAGGTTGTAGATACCCTATATCTCGCACGAGTTCCTGTCGGTACATTGTTGTTGGTAATGCTGACCGGCAGGAACGCAATCGTAAAACCCTTCGGGACCGTAATGGCGACGCTGCCAACATCCGTAAAGGTAGTGTTATTGTGTGATCCTTCCGTTATTGTGTAATTACCATATAACATCCTTGGCATGGCATCAAATACCAGGCCGTCGAAGTAGACCGTGCCGGCGACGTCTGTATCGGTATACCCGCCGATCAGGACGACCTTCAAATACCGCGCAGTTGCGGGAGGAATGCCCCACAATGTGAAAGCTGTCCGCGTTGTAGGGTTTGACGTCGAGGAGTAGATATCTTCATCAGATATATGTGATTTTGCCTTGTCGTAATATTTGAAGCGGACGATGACCTTCATCCCGGCCGCCGTTGCCCACAGGAAGAGCATCAGGAGCGGCGAGATGTCCTCCGAGATCTCCACGTAATCGCTCTCCCATGCCCGGCCGCCGTTGCCCGCTCCTCCCGGGTGCGTGCAGTAAAACCCAGCCGCGCCATGCGCGGGAGTGGATGTATCTATCCCTCCTGTCCCTCCAGGATAATCATCATAATCCCAGTTGTCGGGGATGCCATCGGCATCGGAATCGATCTCTGCCGATCCATTCGGGATGCCCGAGGGCGATGACGAGCCTATCTGCCCATAGAGCCATAGCAGGCAGTCGAGCACCTTTTGCCCCCAGGTTTTTGGTATCGGATTGCCTAATGTAGGCGCATCTGGTGGATCCCATCCTGGCATGATCTCTCCTCCTTAGTACCAATGATATCCGGGCGACCTGTCGGACATGTAGCCGGCATCATCCGCCCAGAATCCATATTCCCGTTCATCCTGCGTTGCATCGTCGTAATCTGGCAGGGCATCATCCGCCCAGTAAGCGATCCGCTTCTTCGGGACCGCCATCAGCGTAAGCGCGATCATAGAGCTGTCCTTTGGCTCGCGCTTCACGACCTGATGAGGCGCATAGCTGAGCGCTGTTCCGTCCGGATTCTGCATGATGTCGCTTGCCAGGCGAACATAATGCCCGGTCTTGAGTCCTGCATCCTTCAGCTCGACAGATAGCGGTACGAGGTGCAGTGCGTCCCTATGGGCGCGGGTGAGCCTCGAGACAAGGAGCTCCACGTATTCCTCGAATTCTTCTTCCGTATAGCCGGGCGGATCCGTGTGGATCCACCGCGAATAGATTACTTCCTCCACTGCCTTATCCAGTTCATTCTCGCTTTCTGCCTCTGCGTCAGGGGATACCGCCACGGAATCAAAATCATCAGGCTCCTCCATGCTGCCGTTCGTGACGAGGTCGTAAAACAGGTAATATCTCGTCACCTGGCTATCCTGGTTGAGATCAATCTCGCCGGTCTTTGTGACGATATTGCCGTCATCGGTGATATCCGTATAGGTCCTGCCTGGTAAATTCGGCAGGGAGCCTTTTGAGACAGTCACCTTGAGATTCTCATTGACCCAGGACTTACAATCTAAATGTTTCATCAGTTCAAAATACAGCGTGTCCGCCTTTGTCGGCTTTGTGACAATTGCCCAGTAATCGATGTCAGGCTCCGGGAACGCCTCGAGGGCATCGTATGCAGCCGTGTCAACATTTGCTGAGGCAATATCTGCCTCCGACAATATAGTCTTTGCGTGCTCGTAGGGATTATCCGGGGCGAAAAGATAGCAAAGTGTGACCTTGTCTTTTACTGAATGTTCCTCCGGCTCTGTATCATATGCCGCGAATGTAAGGCCGATGATCTGGTTGGTCGTATCGTTCTTACTCGCATAACCGATCACCTCGTCGCCGATCCGGACATATCCGGAGGCAGGCAGGTCGGAGGTGTCGCTCAGCGTCGCCGATCCGGTGGCCCTGAGCGAGCTCTCATTTGTCCATGTCGTAGGGGTCGTGCCGGTTGCCTCAAACTCAACACCGGATTCGTTTGACGCCGCGCCCACGTTGGTGAAATCGTCCCCCGTGACGTAGGTATCAATGCGATATGTCTCACCTACTGTAAGCGTCCCGCTGGTTAAGACTGCGATATCCGCCATCAGCTTGATGGCAAGCTTCGGGGGGATATATGTATCGGATAGCTTCGCAAGCAGATCCACCGCCTCGACGGTTATGCCGCCGCCCGAATCTATCTTTATATTATCCAATGCGAGCAGGTGTTCTTCCTGCGAGAGGAACTCCGCCAGGGTCATACCGAGGAAGCCGTGATATGCCTTAAAAGGGCGGCCCTTGTAGCTGCCCTCGTTCCGCGCGATCAGCTTCTTGAAGTGCGTGCCCTGGACGCTGTCCCTGGACGCCACATAGGGATCGATCCCGATATCGTTTTCAATTTCGTCTACGAACCCGACCTTGATGCGATTCCTGACGGTCAAAGACGTCTTGATCTCGGTCGGATAAAAATCCAGGCTGGAGATCAACCGGCGCGGACCGGGAAACGGGAGGGGAGCGTTGAAATTTGTGTACATGTAATCCTTTGTCCCGCGCACGAAATTGAGTTTGTCCCGGCAGGTACAATATGTGTTGTAACAAGGTTCGCCCGTTGCAGTGCATGGGGAGACCCCGAAGGTGTTCTCACAAAAATCGAGCGTGAGGATCACCAGCCATATCGGCGTCCGGCAGGGCGCGGCGAGCAGTTCATCGTATGTGCTCATGACCGGTACCCTCTCATGATGAGGTCGATATAATCCACGTAGAGCAGGATTGACACGGGCAGCCTGAATTTCATGTCAGGAGATATGACGCAGAAAAATGCGTCATCCGGCCAGGTGTCCAGATCCGGGGCATAGGCAAAGGCATTGAAATATTTTGCGTACTCCCAGAATGGCACATAGTTGTCCGTGACCCAGGTACGGAGGATATTGGAAAAGCGATGCTGGATGTCGATCGGGAAATAGCTCGTGACAACCCCGAGGGGCCTGCCACCTCGGGAGAGCGTCATCTCGCTCTCTATGCCTTCCTCGTATGCCGTCATGGGGGTATCGGGAGGATAGGGCATCTCCAGCCGGTTGCCGAGGATCGCCTCGGCGATGTATGGGGCTATGGATGTGGTGTTGATCTTCAGGCGCTTCGATGCTGCCCTGAAGGATGTCAGGAGCTTCATGACCGCGAGGTCATCCGTCGGTGAGAACACCGCGAGTCTCTCCGTCCAGGTCGACTCATCGTCGCTGGATTCTACCGATACGCTCGCTCCGGCGGTGCCGAGATTATGCCCGAAGAGAAAGAGGGTGTCACAGGCGTCCGATTCAGAGATCTTGTATGCGTAGCCGGCGGCGTCCTCATGGTTGTAGCCCGCCTCTTTTGACTCCCAGTTGTATGTGGATCCTCCAGGGGTTGACACGATATTATTGAACAGCACAACGGCGGATCCGGAGGCAGGATAAGCGGCATCGAGGTCGTTTGTGCTGCTGTCCTGCCAGTCTGTATCGCCGATGCCTGATTCCTCGAGGGCGAGGGTGGCGCCAGCCTGATGGGTTATGATATTTTTTACATAATATATAGTACCGGTAGGCAACGAAGAGAGTAGAGCACCCCCAGAAGTACATGGGTAAATGTAGAGTGTGGTTGAACTATAAACGGATGATATTGGAAAATCAAGAGTAGCAGTCACCTCTGTGCCCGCTGGCACTGCCATGACCTGTGTAGAAATTCGAGTACTCCCACCGAACACTGTATTGAAGTACTGAATGGTACTACTTGGGTGATTGTAAATCGTGAGCTTAACATGTGCAGTCTTACTCGCTGTAAGAGAATTACTCCTGCTAATATCCATTCTGCCAGCTGCGCCAGTCCTCTCAACCTTTAACCAATCATCCGAACCGTTGATACCATCTGTATTGCCAGTTAGGACCATGCCTGCCGTTCCCCCCCAGCTATCCACCCCAGCGGAGAAATCAGAGGTATATATTGCCGTGGCCTGATTGCCATACTGGTCGGCAAAGTTGATGCCGTTATTGTAGAGGTCGGTGACTTCTGCGGCGGTAAGGGCACGGTTATAAACAATAGCTTTATTTACTATTCCAGCGTTCCTATATGTAGTATATCCTGATGAATAAAGAGCATCAGTATTATTTAAATTCGGTGGCGCACCTGCCGTTATTGCGACCGAGTCACCCAGTTTAGCACCGTCAACATAAAACACAACGGAACCAGCTGTTGATGCTGATTCTCTCGTTACAACTGCGACAATGGAATGATTTGTACCATCAATCAATGTTGGGGCTACGGTGCTAATATATGTGTTGTATGATGGAGATGTTGGATATGTTCTAAGATATAGCTTCCCATCGGTATGGACGAACAAAGCATATCCAGTATAATTAGGTGCACTATATTTAACTTTGACAATTAACATCGAGTCAACCGATGGTGTCCAGTCCGGTAATGCACCTTTCCAGATAAGTGTAAAATTATTAGTTCCCATATCAATATTATTGTTATCGGCAACCATTATGCCATTGCTGCCGGACGCTGCATAGGTCATATTAACTGCCTTGGTACTCTCGATGGATTTAAGATATCCGATATGCTTTTTTAGCGCGGAATCGAGACATACAATCCTGTCGCCGAGGTATGGTGTAACGTCGAGTGTTGATGGTAGATACAACCCAGCATATCCGGCGGCAGGGGAGATGCGCATCTCTTGCTGTGCGAGCGTATCTTTGGCAAGCGGAGCCTCGGTGATGTATTTCGTCCCTGCCGAGGCGGCCTTCCAGAACGTATCTGCATTCCTGTCTTTGATATTGTCTACATGGGATCCGTCGGCGGTGTCCGTGGCAGTAAGCTCGCCATCGAGAAAGCGGTTATCATAGAGAATGATCGGGTTCATGCCGCCACTCCGTCCCTTATCGCCTTGGTGATTGATGGCACCAGTTCCCGCGCGAACTTATCCTGGTCCACGATATTCCCCTGGACGTAGATATTGATCTTCATCGGTCGCTTCGTATCTTCCTTCTCTGCGGTTGCCGCGGTTGCCGCTGGAATGGTCTGTACTACCGGAGCGGTTCCCCCGGTCGCGGTGCCTCCCACTCCTGCGCCCGTAGAAGGGCTCATGAATGCAGTTGCCGCAATTGCCGCAGCTCCGGCAAGGCCCATGGCGAGAATCATATCTGCATAAGCACCTGCGCTCCATACACCCATCGGCGTTGCAAGAGCCTGAGTATATGCGAGCCATGCATTAACTAACGCCTGGGCGACTGCCGCCGCCTTCATCATATAGAACAATGCCTGCGATTGTTGCCCGGTTGCATTATAGAGCATGGACATGATGCCCATCATCGATTGCGTCATATACTGCGCTGACTGTAGCCGCATCATGTTTGTCTGCTGGTCCTGCATGAGGTTATATGCGTTCCATGCATCATTGACCTCAGCGATCATCGCCTGGCCTTGTAGATAAAGGTTTGTCTTTTCCTCCCAGAAGAGCCTCAAGCGTTCTAATTCTATCGAATAGGGGTCAGCCCCTTGTGCCTGGTTGAACAACCCCCACATACCCTTCTGGAACATTTGGAGGCCTGCCTGGAGCTCTCCTGCCTCGCCTGTCCCGGACATGCTCATCTGCATGATCCGCTCACGTGCAGCGGCTTCTTTTTCGTAGACCTCCTTCTCACGCTTTATCCTGTATTCATCGAGGATGGCGAGCTTCTTTTGCTCGTATAATTCCGTTATCTGCGCTTCCTTTTCGAGGTACTCCTCGACAGTAGCCGATGCCTTGTGTGCGATATCCTTTATCTGCCGGGCTGCCGCCTCCTCGCCGAGGATCCTTCTCTGTATCACATCTGCCCTGAGCACCTCCATCTGGTCATTATATTGATGCTCCGCCTTCGCCCTTTCCTCCCATAGCTTTGATTCCTCTTCGATCGCCTTTTTTGACTCCTCGATCTGCCGGGAGATCTCAAGAAAATATTTACCTTTTGCGAGTCCTTCTGTAATCCAGGCAAGGTTCCCGTATTCCTGGGTGAGCTTTGCCGCCTCTGCCTCGAGGGCGGCGAGTTTTCTTTCATGCTCATCGAGTCCGGGGTTGAGAAGGTCGATTTTATTGCGCCATGAATTCATATCGTTTGTGAGTTTTTTGATTTCCTCTGCGGTCATCCCGGCGGCAGTACCGACATCGGCTATCGCAGAGGATGTTTCTGTTTTAGAGGCGCCTCCTCCGGCGCCGATCTTCCATATTTTGTCCATGAGGGCTGCATATTTATCGAGGGTCGCTGCAGTTTGGTCATAACCAGGGGTTCCTGTTTCGCCATTAAAAATATTCTTAAAATACTGAACGGGGCTTGTTACCATGTTTTTGGCTCGTTGCGCAACTTTAGCAAAGAACTCTCCTACCGCTGTGCCCACAATGTCAAATGCAGCCGCAACTCCTATTGCATAGACCGCAAGTGCCTTCATGCCTTCGGCAAGACCATACGCCCAGGACGCCTGCTCCCCCGATTCATTAAACTCATCAAATTGCTTATTCAGATCCTGGAGCGCTTGCGTTGTGATCTGTATCGCCACCGATAAAGTTGGAGTAAACAACTTACCGAGTTTAAGCTGTACCTCCTCGATATATCTATCCAATGAAAGCAACTGCTTTCCTGCTGTCCCCATAGCAGCTTCATATGTCCCGGCGATCCGCGCGCCGGCTTCCAATGTGACGTTTGTCCTCGCCTGTACCTTTTCAACTTCTGTCAATTTATCGGTATTTTTCCCGAGTTGCGCGGCGAGGAGCTTATAGGAATTCTCAAAGTTTACATTGAGGCCGATGGTCTTCATGATTTCCGTTTCGCCCCGCTGGATCCCCTGTATCATTCTTCCCAGCGCTTCGCTTGAATTGATATTGCCGATAACAGCAGCATCCTGTGCCACACGCGCGAGGTTTGATGCCTGATTAAGGTCCATTTGCGCCTGCATCATCCTGATAATCGTTTGATGGGATTCCTGAGTCGTAATACCCATTTGCCTCACGCTTTCGCTGTATGCCTCCACTTCCTTCTTACTGTACCCGGCGTTTCTGCCAACTACCTCCATGACCACGCCCAGGGTCTCCACGCGAGAAGCGATCATTGTCGAATCCCTGATTATATCGACGGCCTTATACGCGGAGAATGCAGCGGCGATGGCCGTGCCGAGTCGAAGCCAGTATCTCTCCATTTCAGATACAGAGCGCTTCGTCTCCTGTTCAACCCCCCGGATGCCCGTAACCGCTCCGGTAGAGTCTGTTGTTATGATGATCTGTACGCGATTTTCATTTGCCATGGGACGCTGCCATAATGCTCGTTAAGAGCAATTTCGTTTCATCTTTTTCCATCTCCTGCTTCATTTCTCCCAGGTCCTGCCATTCTTCCATGGTAAGGTCGTTTCGCCCGAACGGATAACCGGCGCGCTGCAGGGTATATAAAAACCAGATATGATTAAACCAAACGCTTGTTTCATAGGGCTCCCTGCGCTCACAGGTGGCGCATACGGCTTTCAGGTTCTGCCCGCAGCCTGCGGCGCACTTCTTTTTTTGTTCGGGGCCGCAGTGGTGTTTCTTTATTCGCTCGAGCTCTTCGCGAAAGGGATATCCTCATCCTCCTCCACCACAAGGGCTTCCATGTCCACTTTATCGCTGGCGTCTACCCTTGTGCCCTCAAAGATGGCCTCTGCTAAGACAATCAGGATATGCTGTGCCGTCTCGTTCAGAAGATCTTTCCAGTCTTCCCGATAGTCCGGGCTTGTCGATTCTGATGATATTGCCTTGCCCTGGTATCCCCAGTCCCCTTCCCTGAGACCGGTCAGGATATCGAGGGCGAAGCGAGCTTTCAGCTTTACGTTTATCAGAAGTTTTTTTCCTTTCCTGCTGAATACTTTCGACCGGTAGGCCACTTCTTCCTGAGGCGTGGGGGTCCGGTAATACAGGCCGAGGCTCTCGCCGGAGCGGCTGTCTGCGATTACCAGTAGATTTTTTGTGCTTCGTTCAAGATCAAACATAAAACCTCCTTAATTTAGCTGAGCGCTGAGAACGAAGAGATGAGAGTTTTAAACTCTTTGCTCTTTGCCTCCCGCTCCTCACCGGTTACGTGAAGCTGAACTTTATCTCGTCGTTGCCGGTGCTCGGGGTGAAATTGAGCTTCAGCGCGTGGATGAGAAGGCTCTCACGTTCGCCGTATTTCACGTCCGATAACTGGATCTTCGGGCCCGTTATGACGCAGCGGTTGCCGGCAGCAGAGCCGACCGTGGCAGTGAACGCCACAAGAGTGTTAGCGGCCCATATCCCCCAGAAGCTCTTTGTCGCCAGGGCGACAACCTCGGGATCGATCTCGCCGGTGATCTTCCGTTCCTTGATGAAATACTCGAGGATTCCCGTCGACGCGTTTGCGCTGGGACGCCTCCCGATCTCATTGCCCGCATCGATCTTGATCTTCTCGATGATCGCGGCATAGGTGTCTATGGCGAACGATGCCGAGAGGAAACGCGGGGGAACGGTCGCGTTGACGGTGATCGCCGGTATCGAGCCGTCCGCTGCAGCGGTATAAATCCCGGTGAATTCCCAGTTTATCTTTCCGTACTCGCCGGCGGTAAGGTCGACGGTGAAGGTGCCGCGGCATCCGGATATCTTGTGGACGACATCGTGCTGGTAGAAATAGATCGTGATGCTCTCGCCGGTTGACTGGTTGCTGTTCGGGTCGTAGTCGTCCTTTGTCCCGGGTGTGTTCGTCTTGGTATAGTTGCAGGCGCGGAAGAGAGGATCGATCTCCGGTGCGGTCCCTGCGGTTCCTGAGCCTTTCAGCTCCGTGGCGAACTTGATCTTGACCGCCTCGCCGATCGAGACGCCGGCCACCGCCCCGTAATAGGTCCGGGTGTTCTTCCGCTCCAGGAACTTCTGGACCACCTCGAGCTCCGGGGATTCGCAGAGGATCGAATTTGATGCTGCTACGGGCGTAGGGTCCGTTCCGTATACCGATTCTATTTTTGCCAGTATGACTGCACGTGTCTTTAACATCTTCGTTTACCTCCTTTTCTTTTTATCCGGTTGATCCGTTTCTTCCTGCTCTTCAGGCTGCTTTTCGGCTGCAAGCCGGTTTTTCATCGCCTCATCAGAAAGATCCGGCGTGATCTCACCAGTCTTCGGGTCCTGTATATATGCTCCTGATGGTCTATCCATAAATTCCTCCTTTACCTTCTGTGATGCACTTCCACATCCATGACGATAAAATAATAAGGGTGATACATCCCCTCGTCATTGACGGATACTGTTGGTTTTATGTTCATTGCAGATAGAGCTGCCGGTTCTGGATTTAAAAGGGCGTCGTCGATCAGTTCTTCAAACTCAACGATATTATCCTGGGCCTTTTCCCTGTCCGGCTGCTGGAATCCACAATAAAGCCTCATGGTATGTGTGCCGTCGCGGGCGCCCACAAGGAACATCTTTTTGACTTCCGGACGGGTGATAAGGATAACCGGGAATGCAGATATTCCGGTACGGCGTTTGAAGACTCTTTTTACGGTTAGCGCGGCGCTGAAATTGGAAGCGCAAAAGGTCTGCAGGGCGGTATCGCCTTCGAGGGTCGTTTTTATTGAGTCAAGGACGTCGTTGAAGCTCCCCATCATTTCCACCTGTAAGAGATATCGAGCATCGCCTTGCCTTCGGGGCGCGTATTGCCCTCGCCGTAGAGCGCACAATGCACAGAACCGATACGCAAAAAGGTCCAGCGAGCGTACAGATCCCCGCGCTTGCCTTCTATCGTGTCCAGGCCTGCTCTGATCCCGAGCTCTTTCTCGTTCTTGAAGGCAAAAAAGGGCAAAGGCTGCTGTTTCGCGACGATCTCTGATGTTCCGGCTTGTGTGTCCATGATTGCCACGACGTTCGTTTTTCCTTCATAGGGCGGGATCTCGCCTGTCGCCGTGATTTGTTTGTTCTCGTCCCTGGCAATGGAGTCGGGAAACTTGAGCTTCTCGACGATTACGGGCTTCTCGATCGTGACGATCTCCTTGGGCCCGGGGACGTTGACGCGCTTTACCTTCACGACCTCCTTGATCTCCGGGACCTTGATATACTCCGTGGTGGTGAGAAAGGCAGGCTTCTTCAACCAGGCGTAGATCGCCGAAGCGAGGACAAGAAGAAGGATCGCGGCGAGAACGCCGGCGATTATTTTGAGCTTCGTTTCAAAATACATAGCTGCCTCACGTTATTCCAGACGACGAACGTATACCCGCCACATATGTACCCGCCTATGAAGATAATTTTGAAAGGATATCGCGGGCCATAATGCCATATGATGAGTGCTACAAAAAACGTCAGCACGATCTTGCACGGCGTGAAGATCTTTTTCTCGATACACCATTTGAGAATTCTATTTATCTCGTAGCCGCCTGCCTTGAGGACCTTTCTTGTTGTGATATAATCGAGGATGCTCAAGACAATGAACAAAATGATAATGGGCGCATATACAAATAATCTCTCCAGACCGTCGGCTAATTCCATCATCGGTACTTTTCTCCTTTCTCGAATACCAGGTATGGGTATTCGATGTTGACCCGGCACATATCGAGGTAACTGCCGGATTTGAGCCGGACGATCTTCCGCTTACATTGATTCTCGACGAGATAATAGTCGCAGGACCCCGCGAGCCGGATCTCCTTGTTGAGCTGCCCACAGCCGCCGTTGTATCCACGGAAGACGAAATACCAGCCGGGACAGGCAACAACGCCATAAAGCCAGCGGTCATAGAGAATAAGCGCGCGGATCGCCCACATGGGGTCATACGGGGCCGGCCTGGCAGAGATCTCCTGCAGCTCCTCTTCCTTCCCGTGGATCCACCCGGCTGTGGCCGGCATGAACTGCCCCAGCCCCTCGCCGCCATCAAAGGCGGTGACGGACTCGTTGCACCTGCTTTCCTGCTCGATCTGTCCCAGAAACAGATGGTGCGGCGCATCCATGCCGATGTGGTAACGCGCCTCCCTGATCACCTGGGGGCGGTATTTCATGCAACGGTTGATCGTAGCGGTCTGTGTGCCCGCGCTACAATCCGAGGCATACTGCCAGAATAATAGCAGCGTACAGAGCGCCGCGAAAGATAAGGATAGACCTTTTGTCATAAGACCTTGTCTCCTCGACTTTTCCGAAAACCGATTTAAAGAACAGGATCCAGACGGACTCCGCCAGGATCATGGCGATAAGAACGAGGCAGAGCTTGTACAGCACGACCTCTATATTGCCGGGCCTGAGCAGGGCTATTAAAAGCATCAGGGCGGCGAGTGGAGGGACGAAGCGGAGAAGATACTTTTTTGCCGCGCTGACGTTGATCTGCGGGATCTCGACGCTTCCCGTCTTCGACCGTATAAGTTTCTCTGCCTGGGCGAGCTTCTCTTCCAACTCCTCTTCGGCCTCCTTTTTACCTTTCAGGTAGGCGGCGTTGACCTTATCGACGATCGCCGGGTTGCGCTTCGCGAAGAGGATGCCTGCGAAGATACCGATTGCAAAACCTATAAAAAATACGATGATAAAACCGTACATGCTCGCCCTCCTGGCATTTTTTTATAATCCCTTCTTTCTCCAGCCGGGACAGGAATTCTCTCCTTTCTCCGTCGTCACTGAAGTCCCACACGTATTCGAGCAGGTTGAATTCATTGCGACTCATGGAGGATCACGGCCGTCGTTTTGGGCTTGCACCCGGTACCATCACATTCTATCTTGTGTCCGTGGGTGTTCGCCCGCTTCCATAATTCTTTTATGTCGATCTTGATCCATCCGAGGAGCAGCAAATTTACCATCTGCAACCCGCCAAGGATCCACAACAATGTCGGTTCGTTCATCACAACCCCGCTCTTGCTGTTTCTTCGGCGATCTCTTCCTTAACGATCCCCGCGATACGATCGCCTGTATTAAATTTTCTGAGACCGTCTGTGAGATATGCACGGGGACCGAACTTCTGTGAACTTCCTGTACCCTCATGGATGGGTACAGCATATTCGGTGATATCGTAGATTACAGCTTCGTTTCGTGCGGCGGTGACGGGCATGCCCCCCGTAGATTTCGATTCCCCGGGTTTCAACCAGTCAAGCATCTGACGGAGATGGCCCGTACGCACAGGCACCGGGTAGCCGCCTGCGGGGACGTTCGACTCTTTCGCGCCGGCGCCGGAAAGGAATTCATAGGCTGCGCTGTGGATGCCTTTTGCGATGCGTTCAAGCCCGCGAGAGATGGCTTTCTCAATGCCTCCCGCCAATGTATTAAGGTTCTGCACAAGCCTCTTATCTCCGTTTACAGTGACGATAAGCTCAGGCATCGTCATCTCCAAAATGGGACGACATAATAACGCCAAAGGCAACGTCCCCGGAATTACTTGCATAGGTCGTAAGTTTCATTATCAAGTCTTCTGCTTCGCCGGCGTAATCCTTCTGCTGTTTTTTCTCGCTGCTGATATCCAGTTCCTGGCCCGCGCCGACCGCGTTGCCGAGCACGATGTTGATGCGGCGCTGCACCAGCTCGGCAGCGACCATAACCTTTTCGGCACGCTGCACATATTCTTTTTGCGGGGATGTGGTCGAGGCATACAGCGTCGAACCGATGCGGCCTTCGAGGATCGCGGCCTGTTCGGCTATCACTTCTTCGATAAGCGTCTCGAACAGGGCATCGGTATCTTTCTGAAAAAGCTCCTTTTTGAAACCCATGTCGAGTATGTTCTGTACTGTCGTCTTCGCCATGTCACCTACCCAGAGGAATGGTGAACGGGCCTGCGGGTTGCCCCGTATTCCCGTTCACCTTAACTTTTTACGAGAGAGCGCATCTCCGGAACTGGTCTTCTTCGCCTATGGCGCAGTTATATTCGCCCGAGTACGCAACATCGGTGCCGCGAAGCAGGATATCCCTGTCAGTCTCTGCTGTGAGATCCGTCCAGACACCGCGCTTTGCCTTCCTGCCGGGCAGGCCGACATAGTAGCTCGTATTTGCGAGCTTTGTCGTGTACATCCGGTCGATGTTGTAGACGATCTGGTTCGGCGCCGTGGACATGCCGTTGAATGTTAGGGCAAAGGCTTTTTCAATGCGTGACTTGAGGGTGGGATTTGCCCTGAGGATAAAACGCTCATTGCCGGTCAAAACAAATCCCTTGCCGGCGCAGTCTGAGAAGATCTGCCCGCAGGCATTGTTGATGGTCGTGATGTCGTCAGTGGAAAATGCCTGGTTCTGGTCGGAGGTGATGGCGGCGAGAAGCGCGTAATGGTCGGTGGCCATCTTGTCGTAGTATTTTGAGCGGGCTTCGCTGACGGCCTGATTGAGGTTCCAGAACTGCGCGTAGTTGATCCAGTCGTCGAGAATGCCTATCGCGGCGGCGATGATCATCTTTGTGACCGTGCTTTTTGTGGTGCTGATGCCGTAGACTTTCATGCGCTCGCCTGTTTTTACTTCGGCGAAGGTGATCGCGTTCGTCACGTCGATAATGTCAAAGGACGTCTGCTGCGACTGCCGCATATCGACGAGATCATAGATCTCTTCAAACCCGAAATCGGCGAGAGGGTCTATGATGCTCTTGTAGAACACGGCGGCGGTAACAGGAGTGCCCCTGTTCATCAGGTCCGGCGCGTCCGATGGGCCGGTCATGCCTTTCTGCACCATGATCGCAAGGACCTTCATGACAAGCTCTTCGTCGACTCCGGCCTCTTTCGCGATCTCCGTCGCGGGCGCTGGAATGGGAAGCTTGCCCTGGAAAAAGGCGGTGATCACTCCCGCAAGCTTCGCCCTGCGTTCATTGATATCCATGGCTGCCAGCTTCTGGCAGGTTTCTCTCGTAAAGATCTTCACTGTGTTTTTCATTTCTTTCCCTCCTCGATTGGTGTGTTGTTGCTATCCTTTGGCGCTTCTTCCGGTTTTATCATCTCCTGATAGATTGCCGTGTATGCGGCCTTCGCTCCGAGCACCTTGTTGAAGTCACCCCACAACTTTTTTTCCTGATTTTCCAGCTCCTCTATCTTTGCTGCAACCTGGTCTGCTGTGAGCATAGAACCTCTCTTTTGTTATGGAGGGGGGCTGATGACCCCCCCTGTTTTACGTTATCGCTGTCGCCAGAGGTATCCACCTGACATTGCCGTTCACCACAACCCTCAGGGCTTCCGTGCATGCGGCGTTCATCGTGGCCGCCGTGATCGTGCTCACGTGCATATTGCCCGCGGCCTCTTCGCCGGTAGGAACGTGCAGCGACATCAGGTTCTTCACCTTCCCCTGCGCTGTTGCGTTCCCGCCCTGGACCGTGAAGTCCATGATCGAAAGTTCCGTGACCGCAGACGGGTCAGAATCGTTGCCGTCGCAGTAAACCTCAGCCTGCAGCGCCGAGTATGTCCCGCCTGCCGGCATGGCGCCGCCCGATGGAATGTGAAGCGTTCCTTTTATCGCCCTGCCCTCGCCGGTGATATACGATGTATCGTAGGCAGAGAAACCAAGGGATATATGGGCGCCTCTCGCGTTCGCTGCGGCAACACCATTGACGGTTGCAAAGAAACGTGCGGCCTCGCCGCTGGAACCCGCTCCCGCGATATAATGCCTCCAGTAGATGCCTTCGACGCTCCCTGTACCGGTTGTTTTCGTGTAGAACGATGCCATCTTCGCATTACCCGCATAGGTATACGGGTCTGACGATTTCCCGCTGCCGAAGAGATCGCCGTCATGGAGCTTGGCGCCAAGCAGAAGCCTCTGCTCGGCAACAAGCAGCAGAACAAAGCCCGTAGTGTCCGCGCTTTCCGCGGCTTCCAGGGCGATGCCCGCCGGCGTGTTGCCGACCGAGACCTTTGTGAAATTGCCAGCGCTGTTATCCCAGCAAAGGGTATCGCCTGCGGTCCAAGCGGCGCCTGTTGCTTTTGCATATTCGATCAGCCCGGAGACGAGAAAGGTGTTCTCGACGTTTGCATCCTTGCTTTCGAGGGCGAGCATCGGCCTCCCGTTCAGCAGATAAACGGTGTCCTTCACCGTCGCTGACGAATGGGTATATGGCATAGTCCGTATAAGGTTCAGTGCGTCTCTTATTTTTACTCCCATGGTTTCCTCCTTATCCTTCTTTCGTTAAGCGTTTACTTCCCGAGCGTCGTAAAAAGCTCGTTCTGCGACGGATCGGTATAGTCTTTTTTGCCGGTTGTCTGCCGTTTCTGCTGCGCGCCGTCGCCCTGTTTCTGGCGATCGTCCGTGTCCTTCACCTTGAAGGTGAATTTGTCAGGGAATTTATCCCGGGCGGTTTTCTCATACTTTTCGCGCATGGTCTTAAGCCTCTCGATCGGGAGCGTAGCGAGAAATTCGGCCTCTTTCTTCTGCTCTTCCGCGTCGGTCTTGATCTCATCTATCATGGTCCCGAAGCGGATCGTGTCGTCGATAAGGGATTTCCGGTATGCCTTGCCCTCATCGGCAAGCGGTGCCAGCTCGCGGACCTTCTGATCCTTCTCGTCGATCATCTGTTTGATCTCTTCGACAACGCCCTCTTCGGAGAAGGTCTTGCCGAATGCTTTTTTCAGTTTTTCGAGAAATTCTTTCATGATTTCTTTTCCTCCTTTTTGCGGTTCTTCATGTGTATGTGAATGTTCTTTCGCCATGGCCCCAGGCTGCGCCCCGAGCCAGACAAGCGAGCCTTCCAGAGCCTCGCCTTTCGATGTATACTCACCGTACAGAAAGTTGCCTCTGTCATCGGTTGTCTCCACATATGGCGCTTTGAACCCTATGGACGTAAATGAATAGATCCCCGCGTCGATCTTGGCGATGGTATCGCCGTTGCTCTCAAGCCGCAGGATGTAAGACTCTCCCCAGAGGACCTTTACACTCGTGATATTGTCGGGAAGCTTTACCTCTTCGCCGGTAAGCTCGCGGAAGGCCTCAGGCGTCATCGTTTCGGTATAGGCGTTGTAAAAACGACCCTCTCCGGGGCCGCCTTTGCCGTTCCAGGACGACGGGTGCCCTTCGACGAAAAACCCCTTTCCGGGAAGTGTGCGGGCGAAATCCTCGAGGAGATCCTCGTTGAACCGTTCGACGTCGCGGTCGATGGCATTATGCGCCATGAGATACCGGCGGGCGTAGACCTGCTCTTCTGTGAGAGAGACGAGGGCATACTTGTTGATCTTTTCGAGACGGTCCTCAGCAGGCGACGTGTCGCCAAACGCCTTCCGGAGAATAAAGGTTTTATTTTTCATTTTCTGCCTGCCGGCTTGAAAGGATCCTCGCAGCCGATCTCTTTGCCCCGCTCATCGAAGAAGATCCTTTTCACGCCGCCGTCGCGATGCGTAAGGATGGAGCTCGCCGGCTTAACCTCTTTTTTCACTTCCGGTTCGGGGGCGTTAAATTCAGGCTCAGGTTTTTGGGTTATAACCGGTTCTGCCTTTTGGGTTATTTCGCTTACTTCGCCCTGTTTTTTCTTTTTAGCCATAGAGACCTCCGTGAGGTTTTGTGTGCCATTTCCCTATCGTGTACCAAAAAAGTGTGAAATGTTCTGGCAGATCGTTGCATTATTTTTATGCCTCGCTCGCGGCGGGACGCGTCGAACACCTGCAGCGCGGGTGCGTGTCGCGGACCGGAACAGGACATTTTTTAATGGGATAGTCTCCTGCAAGGGCTACACAGACAGGACATGCATCAGGCGCGGGGGAGAATTCCACCGTCTTTATCTTCCATTCCGTCCACTCGTCGAGCTTTGCCGATTCGGCTGCCATCGTCATCTCTGACCGCGCGAGGCGTTCCCAGTCGCTGTTGACGTCGCCGAAGAGTTTCTCAAGGCGTGCGGCTACATTGACCGGGTTCGCGCCGGCGATCATCTGGGCTTCCATCTCCGGGATGATCCGGTCTTTCATTGCTCTTGTGGCATCGTTTCGCACCAGCTCGAAACCGATATCGCAGAGCCTGTCAAAGATCTCTTTCGCCTTGATGATGTCAAGGACCGGCCTCTGCTTGCCGATAAACAGGGCGGCCTCGATGACCCCCAGAGAATAGGCCTGGGCGTAGTAATACCGCACGGCCGAGTCGAGATCAGCGGGATCGTATTGACCGATGTATTTCGCAAGCGCCTTCTCGATGGCCTTGCGCTGCTCGTCGGTAAACTCAAATTTACCGGACGAAAAGAGATCCTTCTGAGTTTCCTGTGCTGACGCGCCGGCGACGGGAACGAAGCCAAGGATCGTAAAGACCCTGTCCCTGAATTCTTTCCAGTCGAATTTTAGTTCGTTCTCGTATTCCTCTTCGACCTTGTCGAGCGCGGGCCAATCTTTCGGACGGGATGTCTCTTTGTGCGTGGCGCAATCGCATTGTTTCTTTTTCCCGGGATCAACGTTCTTTGTCGTGATCTCGAAGGTCGCCCCCGCTGCGCCCACATTGACGGTGGTCTGCGTCTGGCTCCCTGCCGCTCCCATCATGTCCGCCTGGGCGTTCAGGAACCTCGCCTGCGCCTGTGCAACGAGGTCGCGGAGGTTCGGCGTCTCGAAGATAAAACCCCAGTCGCCCGGCTTGTTCGGGTCTGTGGTGACTTGCTTCCATGAGCGGCCGTGAGCCTTGAGAAGCATTGAAAAGAGGCGGATAAATTCCGGGACCATGGCGAGCTGGCGGATCTTCGCGTCCTGCAGGGCGGCCTCTATTTCGAGGGTCGCCATGCGCTCCGTCGTGCTCCAGTAGATGCCGAGCATCCAGGCCGGGAGGCTTGTCTTTGAGATGATCTGCTCGAGGATATGGCGGGCGGGAACATCAAGGGCCAGCACCTGGTTGTCTGAGCCTATGACCTTGATCTCGATCGACGCATCGGTATTGACGGCGGTGACAAAATCGGCGCTTTTGCCCGTCCTCTTCGCGGCGATAGCTGCGTTGAAATCCGTCTCGATCTTCTTACGGCGGGCCTCGATCTCCGTGCCTCCGAGATCCCGCTTCGTAGTCTTATAGTTCACGTGGTAGATGGGATCTCCGAAACGCTCCCAGACATTCATGACGGAATTCTGCATCGTCACGAGTACCTTTGAAACAAATTCCAGGGAGCGCATCATTGATACCCCGTGCGGGTCGGTGTTCTCGTTATTGATGGAGAAATACAGCTTGTTGTCGGGATTAAGCCTGATCTCCCACATGCCGTTGAGATAGACCGGCTGGCTATAGGTAGCCGTGAGGATCTTCTGGATCGCGGACTCGGGGCGCGACCATAGGGTGGGCGTCTGAAAACCGCCGTACCGGTACCACGGTTCCGCTATGCCTTCGGTATTGCGGCGGAAAAATATCTGCTTGCTGTCGGCGACGCGCAGACCCGCGATGTCTTTCAGATCCTTCGTGAGGACAAACTCGGAAATGACGAAACCCTGCTCGAATACCTCGTTGCATGAGTTCTCCAGGAACGCCTGTATCCCGTGCTGCATGTCATTGACAGGAACGCTGGTGCAAAAATCCTCCAGCTCCCGGACAAGAACTGCGTTGTCGCCGATGATCTTTATCGTGCCATTAAGGGATATGAGGCGGCGGATCGCGCTGTCGATGATCGGTATCGCTTCGCGCAGGACCTCGTAGAACTCGCCCGAGACCTTCCTAAAGACATAATCCTGGAACCAGGACGTCAGAGGACCCTGCGGATTATGCGGCGTAAATAGCGGCTTTGTTGCAACGTCCTCGGTGGCCTTCGCGCGGTGTATATCAAACCCGAATAACTTCACGGCGTCACCTCCTGTTTGTCCCGGACGAAAAGAGATCGTCGGCTTCGACCATCATGAGACCGGCAAGCTCCTGGGCCCGGTCTGCATCAATGAGATGGTCATCTTCCTTCTTGTAAATGCGATGCTTCCCGCCTGACTTTACCGTGTGGTTCGTATAATAAAGAATGATGTCGGGATCGGCAGGGTACTCAAGGTCCTGACGCTGCATCTTTTTTGTGAGGACATCAGTAGACAGCTCTTTAAGCGTGATCTTTGCCGGTTTGTTTGTCTTCGCGTCAATGATCGGCTCGCCGGTCTCGTCGATATTATCCATTGTGGACTCGAACATGAACCCCTTAAGCCGGTCGTCGTAATTCTTGTTCCTGTAGATCTGCAGGCCCTGCAGGTCATGGGCGACGGCGCTGCCTGCGTTGCCGAAATCCGTGCCCCAACAGAGCGATTCCATGGGGCCGTAGATGTCATCGATGGCGTCGAGGGCCTGACACTGCTGATCGTATGTAACGTGTTTCAGGTGCAGGCGGGCCACAAGCCGCTCGCGCTTGCCGAGGATAAGCTTTATGATGATCTCTGTTTCATCGCCGGAGAACCCGAGATCCCCTCCTCCGCGCTTGAAGCCGGGCGCCGAAATGAAAAAACTCTTGATGAGACGGCGGAATTCGGACTCGCCGGCGCCGTCAAAATCGAAGAAGGTCGATTTCCTGCATGTCTCGTCGATGAGATACCTCACCTGGCCGGCCGGGCCGGTCTCGCCTGAGTATTCTATGCGGTATCCGGTGATAATGACCTCATTGTGAGATTCATTGACGAGGATCTTCAAGCAGCGATATTCAGGGACATCCTTGATGCAGTATTTGAGCTGCTCCCACGGGAAGACGGTGTTCTCGGGGTCGCCGTCCTCTCCGAGGACATTATGCTTGTAGGCGGGCGCGTCCTCGCCGCCATATTGCTCTATGTAGAACCGTTTCCGCTCCGGTGTCCAGAATGGGGGCGGCATTAACGATTTCGGCCATTGAAATATCTTGAATTCCATATTTTTCACGTGGGCGGCGGTATCTTTCAGGGAGTCCATCTCGGTGTCCTGGGATTTTTTGCTGCCCTTCGCACGCTCCGCGAGCTTAAAGAACTCGCAGGAACGGTCTCCGTCCGGCACGGAATAGATGCGGGCGACACAGGCGGGCTTTATGGCGCGCCAGAACTCGCTCCATTGCTTTGTATTCTTGTCTTTCGCCGCCTCGTCCTTGATCGCGAAGGTACGCGCGTGAACACCCCTGTATGCGATGCCGTCGAAACCCGAGGGGCGGAAATCAATCTTGAAGTGGTTCGAAAAATAAAAGGCGTGGTGAGGGTGCTTCTTCCAGCGCACAAGGGAACGACCAAGGTCCTCGTTCCAGGTAAGCTGGTCGTGCATTGCCTCGATGATCTCGTCCAGGTGGGTCTGGAGGGGCGCTCCGACCAGGCCGGAGCCGTTGAGCACCGTAAAGGCTTTATGGAGACCCCAGGCGACGAGCTCGCGGGTCTTCCCCACTTCAGCGGCATCCTTGTGTATCACGTTGCCCGGGTAACGCAGGGACACGATCTGATAATCCCAAAAACCGTAAGGCTCGTCATGGTCAGGGTCCTCCGGCTCGCGGAGGAAAAAGGAACACCAGAGATAGGGGTCAGCACAGATGCACCCGAGCTGAAACTCTTCGAGCGATGTATAGCCCGGCGGGTATTCCCTGCGGGCGAGCTGGTGGGTGGTCCAGTCATATCTTTGCATCCAGGATTCGAAGTCAGGACGGGGAACGAGGATGCTCTTTTCGAGATCCCTCAAACGTGCGGGTTCGGGAACCGCGTCATTCGCAGAACGCGAAAAAGCGACCTGCATCAATCATCCTCTTCATGGTCTTTCTTTTTGAGCCCCCTGCCGGCGCGGGACATCATTTCGGCGAGGGTCTTCCCGACGTCCCTTTCGTTTTTGTCCCGTGCGATCGCGCGGGGCGTAATCATAAATTCAGTTGGATTAAGACCGAGATCCGCGATAAGCTTCGGGAGGGCGAGCAGCGACGGGTGGGTCACATATTCAACGATGAGATTATCTTTAGCGTCATGTTTCTCGCGTTTCAAAACAGTGCCGTCCCTGATAATATCCTCGATGAGCATGTCTATGACCTTGATCGTGTTCGCGATCTGCAGGGCCGCCAGCTCATTGAAGTCGTCATAATTCTTGTCCTTCACGGCGTTATGCACCGCCCGGAAGAACTTGATCACTTCAACCTTGTCAAGGCAGTCGTCGCCCGGTTCAACCTCGCCTTCGGAGACGAGCGAACACGGATACTGCGGGCACGTCGATTTGCAGGGCTTGATCTTATTGATAAAATCGTCCGCATACCGGCCATGCTTCCAGCCGTTGCGGTTCCCTTTCATGCTGTCGGACTTGGCAGGTGAATTACCGGCGGCCTTCCGCTGGGCGAGAGCCTCCGGAGACATGGTATAGCGACGCCTGACACGCAGCTCCACGGGGATGCCTGGCTCGTCGAGTTCTCCTGATGGGGGCCGCCCTGAAGATGCGGCGGCCTGGCCGTCAATGTATTTGTTTATTTTCGCCTTGTAATCGTCGTACTTCTTCTGTTCCGACGGGTTCAGGATCTTTTTGGATAGCAATATATCGAGAAGGGCGTTGTATTGAATACGCTCTTCTACGGTTAAGGCAGCCTTGATGATTTCCGGGGTGTATACGTGTTCCGCCATGCCATACGGTTATCACAAAACCGTGAAATGGTCTGGCAGATCATTGCATTATTTTATCAATTCTCCCTCTGCAGTCTCAATCAGCTGAATATCTGGATCCTGCTGTTTTGAACTTGCCATCCTTGTGATCAGGTAAGTACATAAATCAAGCTGGGGTTTGGAATTCCCTATGTCTTGATACTTCACGGCAAGCATTACTCGAATTGCATCATATCCCTGAGTCACCGAAAAAAACAAGTCCTTAGAGAGCATAACTATGACATTGTTAAGCTCCTGCTCAGGGAACAAAGAAATAGGATGGGACGACCAATACCATTGGGGAGAAACGCCTTTTATTTCTTGTTCGGTTACTGTTACTGTTACTGGATTCGTACTTTTATCAACATTCCTCTGCAGTCTGTCCACCTTCCATCCTATCAAAACATGTTTTGCACTAGTTTTACCAAAATTCTTTATATCTACGGAGATCCGTCTGACTTCCTCTGCCACCGTGTTAACATTAACTCTTGCGACACCGGGAAGAGGCTGATTTTGTTTGAGCTGCTCGGACATGATATTCCATTGTCTGTAAGCATAAAAAACGTACACGCAAGTCGCGGCGGCGATCACCGCAGTGGCTATTAGCATACTAATATTGAAATTGTTCCACATACTAAGCTCCTTCTTTTGTTTGGGCTGCTTGCAACGATCAATTGGTTTATCCATCGATCATCCCTACCTTTTATCTGAAATTATCCCCCCCCGCTTGAGGGCGGGGGGGATGAGCGACCCTGCTATTTCTTTTTTTTGATTGTCTCTACAGTGGTGTGTTTTGGGTCTTTTTCTGCCCTTTTGACCGGGATAAATTTCCCTGTGCCTGCATCCCGACCGATCTTTGTTGTCTTACCCATATTATTCACCTTCCTTTTTCGGCCCGGATTTTTCAGCTTGACAGATTTTTCAGAGGTATGTTAGGCTTGCCTCATCAAGAGTTTCTATCAAGTTCCCATCGACCGAATGATGGGCAAGCCTCAAATGCCGCAAACATTTGGGGCTTTTTAATGTTCAAACTCAATAAACCATAAAACCTCCACCGAGCTACTATATATAGTAAAAATAAAAAAAACTTCACTATATATAGATATTAAACAGCTTGTCCGTTTTTTTGTCAAGGATTTTATTAATTTTTATCTTTTAATTACTACTTGATATTATTGATTATTCTGATAGTAGAGGGGAGATTTGCGCCTCCCCTCCTTTATCTATGAAGCAAATTTCATGCCGCGAGGGCGTCTTTGACGCCTTTTCCTGTCAGGACGAGCTTCCTCAGCTTCATCAGGTGCTTGATGATGAGGTCAAGACGCTCGGGTTTGATGTTTGAATGGAAGACCGCCTTCTTGAAATGTTCCAGGTCGTCGGCCTTCCTGATGAATCTCTCGATACCGGTAAGGAGCGAATCGAAATCATTCAGGGCCTTCTTCTGTTCCTCGGTCAACATGTTCAGCTCAAAGATGTTCCCCTGCTGTTCTATCAGGATAAGCCCGTCCACAAATGAACGGAGCTTGTTGTATGAATTGAGCTCGCCGGCGAGGATCTTCTTCAAGATAAGCGCCTGCCGGTCGGGCGCTACCCTGCTCATCTCAAATGCCTGTGAATGGCCGATAGTGCCGTTAATGACAAGTTTTTGATGCTCTGGAGTCAGGTTCAAAAGGCTTGTGCGCTCGTCTATCCTCCATACCTGCTTGAATCCCATCTTCCGGGCAAGCTCTTCTTTTGTCCAGCCCCGGTCAAGTAATGACTGGTAGCCTTTCGCCTCCTCGATAATGTTCAGGTCCTGACGCTGGATATTCTCAAGCAGAGCCAGCTCTTCGACCAGGGCGTCGTCTGCCTCGATGATTTCAACCGGTACTTCCTTCATACCGGCAAGGAGAGAGGCGCGGAAACGCCTCTCTCCTGCAACGATCATATAGCGGTCGCCCCTTTTGGTAACCACAAGAGGCTCAAGGACTCCATATTGCCTTATCGACATAGCGAGCTCCTCAAGCCCTGTCTGGTCAAAATCTTTTCGTGGCTGGTTCGGGTTCGGATAAAGTTTTTCAATTGATAATCGCATTTATATGGCCTCCTTTTTCAACTCTGTTGTACTGACCGCCCTGCCGTCGTAGATGTGGATTATCTCGATCCCTCTTTCAAGAAGCCTGACGGAGATGTCATAAAAACGGTGGCACCTCTTCGGGTCGTTTTCAACACAGAGAAGGATATTGGATTTTTTCCCGTTCTGCCTCATCAGGTATTCTATGCCGGCCTCAAGGGCGGGGCCTGTTTTCCCGCCCAGGATATTCCCCTTCCATTCATAGCGAGGGCCGAAGTGTTCGGCAAGCTTGTTCCTGTTAAACTCCTGCTTGGCGACGCGGGCATAGGGTATCGAGCGCACGTCTATGACCAGGCCGATATGGTATTGTTTCATGACCCTTTTGAGGTCCGGGAGCGTGATCTTTTCGTATCCTATGGAGTAAATCATTAGAGCCCCCTAAATCCTTACCGGCATCACGAGGGCCTTACCGTTGACGATCGTCGCGCCGTAGGTATCTGGAAAGCCGATAACCACGTTTCCGTCTCCGGCGTACGCGTTGATCGCATCGGCGAGAAATGCAAAATTGTACCTGATAGTGGTGGGCTTCATGGACTTGCAGGGGATCTGCCACTTATATGTACCGTTTTCGTTGCTCGTCTCGATCTGCAGGGCGCCGTTGACAGTGAGAATTATCGCCTTGGAGTCTGCAACAGGTATAGCGCCCTGGAGGACCTTGAAGAACTCCTTTGAATCGAACTCAAAGGTATTGCCCGGGCTCGCACCTTCAAGGACGCTGGCATATTCCGCAAACTGCCCGTCGATCAGGCGCGATACCATCTCGCCGCCTTTAAACCTGCATGATATGTGCTTCTCACTGACATTTATCTCTTCCGTCCCGGGATACTTAACGATGAGTGCGGCGGTCTTGCGCGGGACGATAACGCCCTTGAGCGGCGCTGCTTCAATCTCTTCATAATGGAGCCGGAAACCATCCGTGGCCACGAGCTTCCCTTTTTCAAAATCAAAGAAGACGCCGGTGAGGGTGTACCGCGTTTCATCCTTCGAGACAGCGGGTATGACCTTTTTCAGTTTAAGGTCCAGCTCATGAATAGAGACCGCTTCGCCGCCCACAACGGGAAATTCAGGGAATTCCTCGGCGCTTGATACGTTAAGCTGGCAGCGGCCATTAACCGATATCGCCTTTTCCGATCGTTCAATTTCAACAATGGTGATATTGCTGTGGAGCGCCTTGATCTCCGAATAAAGGAGTTTCAAGGGTACACATATATCGACTGCATCGCCGGCAACGGGGATGGTCTTGCACCAGCTCCGCTCAAGATCGGTCGCGCAGATCGTGAGTGATGTCCCCGCCGTTGTGATGCGCACACTCTGGAGAAGAGGCAGGGGACCTGTCGCTGTAAAATCCGCAGCGACCTTGAGGGCGTCCTCTATCTCCCTGCGGGATACGGAAATCTTCTTCGGGACGAATGGCGCGGGTTTCTGTGTCAGCTGATACTCGACCTTCTTTTCATCCTCTTTTATCTTGTGTGTTTTCCATTCGCGATGATCGAGACCCAGGATAGACATAGCTTCTCTCACCGTGCACCTGCCTAAAATGACCTCCGTTCCTACGTTTTCAATCCTTACTATTGTTTTCATGTGGTTCCTCCTTTTTTAGTATAGATGTGTTTTTCTGGCCTTTTTACCTTTAGCCAGTAAGGGTTTTGCGGACAACGCGTCTGTGATGCAAGATACCGGCTGTCGAGCTTTTTCATGACGATTCCCTCATTGACCTCGTTAAGGATCGCTTTCGAGTAAAGCTCTTTTTTCCCGGTCGTGAACTGCTGTGCTAATTCGATGAATGGAAGGGGCTTGATAGCCCCTTCCAGAATCTCCCTCCTTTCGCGCAGAGGAAGGTTAAACAGTGTTTCTCCCTTGTAGACGAGAATGTCAAAGACATAATAGATGCCTTTGACGTCCTTCGTCCTGTTGTTGATCAGCTCGCCGTCGATGCGCGTATTATTCGGGAGCATTGACAAAAGTGCCGACCGCAGATCTTTTAACGGATCCACGATAAACGTCTTGTGCCTGGTCCAGAGAACGAAGCTGCCGGCCTCTTTATCGGCGAGGCACCGCCAGCCGTTCTTTTTAACCTCCGCAATCCACCGGACATCATTGTCGAGTTGTTCGAAATAGCGGCTATTTGCGCTGATCTCATTTGGCTTGCAGGGGTAATAGTACCTCATCACTTCACCTTGATGCTCGGTTTGTACTGCTTCACGATCGCGGAGAGCTTTTCTCTCTCGGCATCCGTGAAGGCAGTGACGAATTCTTCCGTGTACCGCTTCGTCGGTTTTATCCATCGTTCTACTTCAAAGAACCTTGCGAACTGCTCGGGGCCGACTGTAGATACAAGCTCTTTAAGAGATTCCTCGCTGACATCCTTTACCTTGATGACTATCTCCGTGCCGAAGAAGCCTTCAAAACGGTCCTTCGCGATAAGTTTGAGGGCGTCTTTATTGTCGATAGGGACCTTGGAATAGTTCGCGCTCCAGGAGAGCATAATGCTCATTCCCTTTGAATCCGGGACTTTAACCGAAGAACTGTATCCCTGTTTTTTAAGAACGTCCATGCGGAGAGAATCTATCTCCTCTATAACTTCCGCAGAGACAACCTCAAATTCACTCGTGAGGCTGTCAAGCTGGTCTTTCAGCTCCCGGATGCGCGAGACTTTCTCCTGGGTCTCTTTTGATACTGTGAGTATCGGGACCTTTGTCGATGATGATTTCTCCTTTGTGGTCTGTGCCGATGAAAGGATATCGTCAAGGCTGAACTCTTCCTTCTTCTTTTTCAGTGCCGTTACGTTTCCCATGGATCAACCTCCCGCTTTCGCGCTTAGGGGCGCAATCTTTTTGAACTGAGTGGAATAGACGCTGATCGACCACTCGAATTCGTCCAGGCTCAGGCGGCCCGCCTTGATGTACATGGTTTCGCCGTTCTTCTTCTCGATCTCTCGGGGTCCGATCTGTACCTTCGGCTCGCCTCCGTCGTAACTGCAAAGCGATAACCAAAGACCGGTTTCCTCGTTCTTTACTTCCAGAATCCTCTTATCTTTCTTTTCGTCAAATGCCATGAGTGCCTCCTTAAAGTTTTTTTGTGATCTTTTTTGGTTTCGATCCCCAGCAGAGCTTTGTCCAGAAGGAAAGCTCTGCCGCAGGAATGGTGATTCCCCCGATAGTGACAGTATTAAAGAAGGGGTCATAAAGCGCGGCAAGAACCCGGTCGTTTTTCAGATGTATTTCGACCTGGAGCTTTTCGCGTGCCGATAGTGAATGTGATAACTGCCGGTACTGGCTCAGGGTAGCTTCTTTCATGCCGGCCTCCTAATATTCCGAAGGCAGCAGGATGATTGTGCGCCCGCTGTCCAAAACTGCATAAAGCTTTATCTCAGGTAGTGGGAAGTCCGTATATTTGATCTTTTGCTCCACGAGCTTGTTGCTGTTCCCGTCTTCGCAGGTAACTATGCCCTCATGGTCTGATACTTTCAGGTCCCATACCTGGAAGGGTTCTCCCTGGAGCTTACGGCGGTAGCTGGCTATAAGATCCATCAGCCAATATGCACCGGCCTTTTCTGCGAGATAAAGAGTACCGTCTGTCAGTAAGGCTGAGAAAAGACTATACCGATACCACCCGGACGTTCCCGTGAAGTGTGCCAGCTCGGCTTTTAAGCTCGGTGTGTTTTGCGGTTCTTTTGTTGCTTGTGGGGTTCCTGTGTTCTGTGTTATAATTTCCATGCCTTAAATACCTCCGTGGTGTTTTTGGTTCGCCCCTCATGCCTGTGTCCGCAGACAGAGGGGCTTTAAATTTCAGTTCGTCATCACCTCCTTTTTTGCCCGTATCACGTCATCACCTCCTTTCTAACATTCACAGCCGTTTAGCTCGGCTATAAAATCTTCGATGGAAAGGCATATAACTGCAAGACCCTCGGAATCCATAATCTGTACGGTTCCATCTTCTAAGTTTGTTGCAGTATATTTCTGATCCTCATACTCGATTGTTTTACTCATATGCGCCTCCTTTATTTACCAATAATTTCAATATGTTATAGTATAATATTAATTCACAATATATATTTTGTCAACAAAAATAACCTTTAATATCAATGACTTATGAATGTTTTAAGGTTTAAAGATGGCTGATCGTTGCGATACGTAAAAATACGCTTAAATGGCGGGTATGAAAAATTTTATAGGGGAGAGATGTTTAGACCCTTTTCATTTCCCCGATTTTCTTCTGTTGTCTTCTTTACAGAGCATCTGACAATTCTCGCCACTTGTTCTCCCGCCTTCGTGCCAAGGCGTTATGTGGTCTCCTTCCATTTCTTCAATCTCGAAATGCTCTTTGCAGACAGGGCAAACGCCTTTCTGTCGTTCATAGGCCTCCCGCTTCTGGTTGTTGCTGAAAGCCCGGATATTCAGGTGTTTTTCTTTCCCGTCCAGCACGTAGGAGTAAATGCCCTTCTTGTTGGTAACGTCCTCATCTTCCATGAGCCTTGAAATCTTGGCTTCGAGCTTCTTCGGGTCATATTCCTGATTCTTGAACGCGTTGTAGAGTTCGCCCCACTCGAGGCCCTTCATCTCTTTGCGGTACGTCGGGAAGGTGGCCTGAACCCAAGCCATAACTGACTGAAAGTACAGCCACAGGCTGTTGGCATTGGACTTGCGCTGGTTTGTCGCCATGTAGCCCTCAATGTCGTCCTTGCTGATCCACTTGATCACCGTTTCAAGGTAGTCTTGGCGGATGGCCGTGCCGTTCAGATAGTCACCGCCTAATCCGTAAGCGGGACAATGAGTTTTGCTGAAATACCGCTTTGCATCTGTCACCCACGGACCGGAGTACACGGCATTTCTAAGTTCCTGTTCAGCCAGTTTCTCGCCCGCAATGTTGATGGTCTTGAACCATTCGAGCTTTTCGCTATCCGCGCCGTTACAAAAGTAGACCATGAGCTTGTAATTCAGGATTTGCTCTTGCTCGTCGTTTTGCAGGTTGTGGAACGCCCTCTTTTCGGGAAAATTGCCGACCTTTACCGAAAAATCGCCCTCGACATATTGACAAACCGAGATAGTGCGCTGCTGCCCGTCGATGACCTCAAAATTGCCATCCTCACGCACCGCCCAGTACATTACGTTCAGCGGGAAATCCTTGGTGATGGTGTCAATGACGGCATCGCGCTGCTTGTCCTTGTAGATGAATTCCCGTTGAAAGGGTGGGCGAATATCTAATTTACCACCGTAACCGACAACGCCCCCTTCAGCGTTGTCCTCATAACAGTCGGTCAGTTCACGGACGGTGATCTCCTTGAGTTCGATCTTCATTTACTCTCCCTCTTTCGTCTGATAAGTAGACGGGCATACAGTTGAACGTAGTAGCTCTTTCTGACCATGTAATATGTTTGCCCATGCGGAGGTGAGCATATCTTCAGCGTGGCCCCGTCGTTCAGTTTTGTCACAATGCTTTTCTGACCATTTACGCTTACTTGTGTTTGGGGTGGATAAGTCTTTGTCGCCGCACCAAACCATGTCTTAGTAATCCCGACGATCTCAAACTGGGCAGGATTATGCTTATCCAGAAAAGTAATCGGCACGCCCATCACACCGTCGTAATCTGATGGAATATCTTTTGTCTTACTGACTTCGATAGCATCATGGTTGTCGTAAGTCGGATATTCCTCTGGGCTATAGATTTTGTAGAGAATCATATCCTCGTGACGTTCTTTGTAGTCCAGATTAGTAAACCAGCGGACACCCTTGACGCGAATGTATTTCTTGCCTTGATCATCAATCCTATATCCCGCTGCGGTTAGTGGATAATCATCAGGGACGCCAAATTCCCTGTCGCCGCTTCGTATGCTTGGACCAAGCCACAGTTTATTATCCTTTATCAGATAAAAGACTTCCTTGTAAGTAATCGCGTTTACGTTTCCGATAATCAGGAATTGTTTGTCGTATTCGATCAGTTGAGCGAGATACTCGCGAAACAGCGAAAAGGGCGGATTTGTCACTACAATGTCGGCTTGTTTCAAGAGTTCGATCGTTTCATCGCTCCGGAAGTCGCCGTCACCCTTCAGGTGCATAATGCCTATTTCCTCGGGGTCGGGGACATTGTTTCCGCTTTTGTCCCCTTCATATTCGAGGTAAATGGCCTGTTCAGAGTCGTTCCTGCTAAACAGATCCATGTCCTGGTTCTTGTAGCAGGTGGCGATGAGCTTCTTGAGACCCAGTTTCTCGAAGTTGTATGAGAAATAGTGGAAGAAATTGCTCACACGCGGATCGTCACAGTTGCAATACACCGCCTTGCCCTTGAAGTGCTGTTTGTAGTGCTTCAACTCTCGCTCAATGTCGGCGAGTTGGGTGTAGAACTCGTCCTTCTTCGAGCTTTTCGCTTGATGCAGGTTGCGGTTCTTCTCTTTCACGGTCATTCAATTCACAAACGGCGCTTATGGGATCTGATAATACCCTTGGTAATTTCCTATTTTTAAATATCATACCGTTGCTCCATAAAAATCGCAATGTAAAATAATATTGAAGTTTAGAAATAATTTTTTAATCTAAATTTGCCTTTGCCAGCTCCACGATCTTCATGAAGGCGGTCGGGTTGTTGATGATGTTGTACTTGTCCTTTATGTCGACCAGGAGGCGGAAGACGTCGTCGTAGTTCTTCCTTGAAAGGATGTAGTTCTCGTCACCGGAAAATAGCAGATCGATCTCCTCGAGGGTCTTCCGGATCTGCTCAGCCTCTTCCGGTAAAAAGAGCAGCATCAAGTGTTTATAGTCTGGGCGGGCCTCCACGATTGAGGCAAACTCCATCTTTTCCAGCTCACGGACCAGCTCGCTATCAAGGCCGGCATACACCTTGAGGTCGATAATTTCTATTTCTGACCAGAGCTCTCTCAATATGACCGGGTCGTCTTTTCCTTCGATGGCGTTATGGGAAAGCTGGATCGCTACCTGTTCCTGGCGAGAAAGCTCTTTGTCGATGATAAGCACCATGATCTCCTGAAGGCCCGCATGAGTGGCAGCCTGTACCCTGTGATTGCCGCTCAGGACGATAAGACGGCCGTCCTTTTCACGATAGCAGAGCGGAAGCGAAGAAAGGGCGCCGTCCTTTTTTATGTTTTCTACAAGGTTCTGAAACATCTCCTGGGACATATAACGGGCGTTCTTCTCGAGGAGAAGGATCTCGCGCGGGCTTACGATATCGATCTTGTAAGGCATGTTCTGTAAAAACTGGTTCAGCTGGTTTATCGTTTCTCGTATTTTTTCATCCATATCCTGACTACCTCCTTGAAAGTGAAGTCTTTGAATTCCGTCCTGTAATTGAGAAAACCCTTCCCTCTTTTAGCGAGCTCATAGACGCCGCGATATTTCATACTGACAGGCTGATCTGTAAAAGCTGTCGTGAGGATCCCTTTATAGTCCCGGACGATCTTCTCCGAGAGGACCTCTTTCATGTCCTTACACTGTGTTACCATGAGCAGGAGCTTTGCAAGGCGGCGATGCCTCGCGCTCGGGACCACAAAGTCAGACAACAGGTAAATCTCGTCTTTAGGACCTCCTTTTTGCGAGTATGCCTGGAAGATCAGAAAGCCAAAAAGCTTCTCGCCGGTGAATACAAGATAACAAGGGCCCCCGGATCCAGGCTGTATCTTTTTGCTCAGGAACATGTTTCGGTAATGGTTGATCGTCGGGAGATCCGCCTCGATGACGCTGACTCCTGCAGCGGGCATTTCTTCATCGGGCATGAGAAGGTTGTACGGCGAGATCTTCTCGTTGATCTTCTTCCGGAAAAGGCCGCGCCCGAATTCGAGGTTGCTGTAAATGAAAACGGTATGCTTGCCGAAAAGGTCGACGCGGGCGACGCATGGCAGATCTCCACGCTCGCGGTCATCATAAAGGATATATTCGCCATGGGTCATCTTCTCTATCGTAGCCTCGCGGCGCTCTTCCGTCAGCATGAGATAGGCGGGCTTGTCCCACGCTACGGACTCCTCGAGACGGGCGAAAAGCTTCTCGTACCCGCCAGCATAGGTAGGCAAAAATCCGATGCTCACGCCGTCCTGCCGGGGATAATAATCGTATACGTCCGTCATTGTATATTCCCTGATATGGATATGCTCTGCTGCAGCCCGTACCCTTTTGAGGGTCTTTTCATGGAGCAAATCAAAATTGACCAGGTACGCCTGCCACATTCTTTCTGAATAGGGGTTTTTTCGCTTTTCATATTTCAGGAGCTCAAGCACCAGGAGGACCGTGGCGACAGCCTCGGCATGACCAAGAGAAATATATTTATTAGCCCAGGAGAGCTCCGGGTTTATGAATTCCATAGGAAGGGTGCGCCCATGGGCGAGCATATAACCGATAACAGAGGAATAAAGGGAAACATCATTGCTGTAGATCTCCGCGCTCGCGCAATGACGGGTGATGATCTGCTCGATCGTGAAATTCCCGGAACAGCCTATATAGCATTTGCGGTCCGCAAGGACGCCGGCGTGGGTATAAAAGAACTTCCTCAGTTTTTCATTGATTGAGCCAACGAATGACAAGGGCACCTCCCGTTTGACCTGGGCGGGTTTCCCTGCTACAATTTCGCGACTGACTACGCGGATGGTAGCGGGTTATCCCGTCATGCGCTATAACGCATGGTCTAATAGGGAGGTGCGAACTCCCTGGACTACTGTCCGTCTTCTATTTCATACCATTCCGTCGTGAAACGGTCTGGCAGATCATTGCACAAACTCATTTTTCGTCCGGGATAATTCCCGGGTGAGAAAAATAATGGCTTCCCTGGTGCGGTCCGCCAATTGCTGTAAATTTTCTGCGAGAGCGCGGACGTCCATGGAGTTCATGGAAAAGTTATCGTCGGCAGAAGCCTCGCGGAGAAGCCGGGCTTCAAGGGCGAGACGTGCCGCACAAACCAATGCTGTTTTGAGCTGGTTTTTTACTTCTGTCAATTGCTCCATTTCACGATTCCCCATATGCACGATATCGTGTACACAATAAAAAGCGCGGCTATGGGCCATTTCTTGCGATTCAGGTATGCCATGGAAAGGTTTGTCGGAATCCACAGCACATACCCCCAGACACTCTGAAAAATGTTCAGTACGACACCGGCAAGGCCAAATAAAAGAATCACGATTACAGGGTTAAATTTCACTTTTTCTCCTTTTCCCATCAACAATATGACGTACCTGGCGGGGCGATAGCCCGAACCGGTCGCCAAGTTCGGCATAATTCCTGCCGTTAAAAAGGCTCGTGATCCGGCGATCGCGCTCCTCACGCTCGAGATCCTGCAGATCAGGTATGCTCACGCGGAGGCCTCCGAGCTCCTCGACGATCGTTTTGATGATCGAGAATCCAGATGCCTCGCCGAAATCCGAGCACAGCCGTTGAAAAAGTCCGTCCAAAGCGGCCCGGTTTTCGGATTTAGGCATTGATCCCCCCAGGGTCATCTCCATCATTCTCCCTCCATATTACGTTGAACTCTCTCCAGTATGCCGCAAGGCTCGGATACGTCTTGTGGATCCTGCCGCGCGTGGAGATGTAATTGTTTGTTGTAGCTATGTTCTCATGTCCCAGGCGCTCCGCGATCGCCGGCGTGTCATAACCTTCAACAGACCTGAGGTCGTTCGCGTGGGTCGCGCGGAACATGTGCATCGAGATCTTCGGCTTCTGGATCCCGGCAAGCTGGGCGTATTTTTTACAAATACGGTCAAGCATTGAAAGGGTCAGCCGGTTACCCTGCGGACGCCCGCCGCGACGATAGGAGATAATCAGCGGATCGGCGGCGCGGGCATGTTGCGACATCCGTACGGCGAGCCACTGGCGGATATGTTCCGATGGTACCTTCCAGAGATAGACCTGCCTTTCTTTGTCGAACTTGCCGGTGATATGCACGTCAAGCGATTTCCCGACATCGATGATGTCCTGCAGGGTGAGACCGGAGATCTCGCCGGCACGGAGGCCACAGAAAACCGCAAGGATAAAAATCACGGCATCACGCAAACCAGTCTCTGTTTTAATATCTATTGCGGCGAAGATCCGGAGGACCTCATTTTTTGTAAACATCGCTATAAACTTCTTGCGCCGGCGGGGGCGCGGGATCTCTTCAGTGGGATCCTCCTGGACAATCCCGGCATATATGAGGTACCGGAAATACTTCTTGATGGCGACGAGCTTCGAAAGGCGCGTAGCGTTCGAGTTGCCGTGATAAAAACAGGCTTCGAGATAGTCCTCAATATCCTTTCTCGTGATGCGCTGGCGGTTCTGTGAGGTAAGCCAGTCCAGGAACTCGTTGATCTTCTGCAGATAGACATTCACGCTGCTATCGGACAGGGCCTGCAATACCTTCAAATGGCGGGCAAAGTCTGAAAGAAGCTTTCCGGACATCATCCCCCCAAGCCCCCCTTTTCCTGAGAAACTAAAGACGGACCTAAAGACAAAAAGGGGTTTTGGGATATGCTACAATTTATATGCGGTAATGGGGGGGACGAATCAGGGCAAAACTGGTTTTTTTCATGGGGGGGTAGGCATCGGAGGACCGAACAGATCTCCAGGAACAGAATGAATTTAATTTTAATCGCAGTTTTCTTACAAACTGGCCTTCCTAAGTAATTGAAAATAGGTGATGGTAATAACCTCTTATCGCATAGTTTATAATTATGTGCAGTAAAACAAGCTCTCTGATTTCGTCCTTTCGTCTGTCTCGTTAACCACATGACTAAAACTGGTTGACAGAGAGAGAGGCGAGGGTAACGTAAACCCTTAACTGGCCTGCATGAACCGCATATCAGCACTATTAAATAACTAAGTATAAACAATGTCTTTTTTTTATACTCAATCAGCAGGATCCCAGGTAAAAAAACTGTTATGATACCTTTTTTACCTTTGCACCACTGCACCATTTGGGGGTAAACCCTTGATGATGGCTGATTTAGGTCAGGGTGCAAAGCTCCGAGATGGCTGTCTATTGCACCACCTTTGCACCCCTTTGCACCCTGCTGCACCATCCATTACACCCCACTTAACTTATTAATAATAAAGAATTTAAGGTTAAAAGGGTGCAAAGGTGCAGCTGTTTTTGATAGTTGTTTCAAAAATATTTCCTGATGGAAAGGTAAAAAATATATATTCAATAATATTAATGAGTTATAAATATCAGCGTTAAAGAGTGCTTTTTGATTAGAATCTCTATCGATCGCTTTCGGTTGGAGCTTTGCACCCCAGCCTTGAGCACCTATCGAATGATCGTCTTTCTGAATCTCCAAAACCTTTCTCCTTTTACAACCTTCCAGTATGGCTCATGCCCTTCCTGGCTAATAATTTCCCAATTTCCTTTGGTGAATAGATGCCGGTCGTTCTTCAACCGCTGCCCGAAAACCCCTGCCGTACTGTATGGGTTCCGGATGCCGTTGTTCCTACAGAACCGGTCAAAGGCCATAACTAAGTCCTTTGGCGTGGTGATGAACTCGACAAATGTTTTCATATATTCCTGCCCGTCCTCATCAGTACAGACCTCAGGCTTTGTCTTGATGATCTCAAGGCCGTACTCCGGGTGCTGGTAGATATAGACTTCTTCCACATAGTCTTTGTGATCCACCGTATCGATCTTTTCCAGAGACTTCATTCTTAATAAACACTCAGAGACCAGCCCGTCGAGCATCTTAATAATTGAGTTTGTAGCTGTCTCTGTATCCTTTGCCTTCGCATCCTGATACTCGATCCACGCTTTATGTATATCGTCGTCTCCATCCTCAAGACCATAAAACACATTCCCCTCTTCGTAATAAGGGATATACTTCACCAGCTTTTCCAGGATCAGCATGAGCAAGGCCATAAACTCGTCGGTCCTGTTCTTGGCATGACCCTTATATTCTTTTTTCAGGATGGTAATATAGTCCCTTCTCTTTGCGAGGTTTGGAAGGACGTCTTTCTGAATGAACCTGATGATAGCGCTCAGTATGAGGTCCCGCTTCTTCACGAGTTGTCTGATAACCTCGTCCTCTATAAAATCGTCACTTTTGAATTTTGCGCTGTACTCGACATCATAGGTCCTGTTGATCAGCTCCGCTTTCGTAAATGGCTCGATCGCCGTGATCAGCACAAGGGCCTTCGGGACCTCTTCTGTCGTCCCCGTCTCGGTTCCCTGGGTGCGCTTCTCCTTGCCGCCTTTTGTCGCACTGAGCAGAAGGAACTTGAGGCCGCTTTTTGTGATGTCGTCACTCTCCAGGTTGTCGACGATCAAAAGCGGATTCTGCGAGCTCACCGCATACATCGCCGCAGTGCTCGGATCACCCAGGTGCTCGCTGCCGTAGATCAACAGCGAAAGAAGCTTTGCCGCCGTCGTCTTGCCGGAGTTAGTGGGGCCTGAAAATTTCATCAGCGCCATGTACGGCGCGAAGTCGAGCAGGAAGGCAGTCATAAACCAGCAAAGGACCAGATACCTGTTTTCCCGCTCACAAGGCAGGTTATCGAAGACGGTCTCTTTCAGGGCCTGCATGCCTTCCTTTACGGACACATCGGGAAGAAAGTTGAGCGGCAGGATCTTCCGGGAAGACCGGAGTAATATCCCATCATCGTTCAGCCCGTTCGGGATCTCCTCAATACACTCACGTGAGACCTTGAGTATGGAATTGTTCACGCCGTTCAGGTTTATGAACAGCGTGTCGGTATTACGGTCCGTGTGGATCCATCCTTCCAGGTCGATCTTGGTCCCGGCGTTGTATGCCTCCGATGCAATGCTTTCCCAGACCGATCGCCCCGGCTCCTTTGTCGGAAGCAGTTTCGTCGTCCGTTTCATCAGGGCGTTGAACGGCCTGTTGTTACCGATCTCATAGATAAAGTGCTGGTAGAACAGGTATGTCCTATGCTCGCTGTCCCGGAAAAAACGCCCCTGTTTGCTCAGGTGTTTGAAGACGATCTGCGCGACAAGGTTAGGATCTCCCTCCCTCTTGTTTTGAAGGGTATGAAAGTAGAGCTCGAGGGCGCGCCCCAGCTCGTGGCTCACCTCGATCTTTTCCTGGATAGCCTTCCGGGTGAACCCGATCGCTTCGAGCTTTTCGATGTAAACGAGTTGGGTCACCTCCATCATTTCCGCGAGCGCCGCGAAAACCTTCCGGCCTTCCAGTGCCGTTAGTCGTTTATCAAGCCCCTCCAGCTTCGCGATCTCTGCAATCTCCCATGTGATGTAATCGACAGCTTCTTCCTGGAGCCGCTTGATCTCGCGTTTGCGATCGCCTGTATATGCCCTGATGTAATCGTCCGGATCTTTATATTCCTCCGGATAGGTGATGATGTGTATATTCTGTTCGCCGGCGAGCTCGGTGCAGATCTTCCTGACGAAGCCTTTCCCTTTCGTCAGAGGCTTCTCAGGATCCTCGTCGTTGTCGAGCCATAGGTAAATATGCTTCTTGGCGCAATGTACCCGCAGCGTCTTAATCTGATCATCTGAGGGCTGGCCTATGAGGCCGATGACATGACCGATGCCGGCATCGAGCACGGAAAGGAGATCGTTCTCCCCTTCGACAACGATGACCTCGCCGAATCGCGCGAGCGCTCCCTGGTTGTAAAACCGCCATTCCTTCGCGCGAGCCTCTGCAGGGAGTTGATACATATGCTTCTTTTGCGGGTCCTTCATCGTGAAGTGGAGGACCCGGCCGTCAAGCCAGTGAGGAAATACGGCGAGGTTTCGCGCGAAAAAGTCAACCAGGCCGGAGCCGTTCGAGGACGTCTTTTTTACAAGTCCGGAGGCTTTAATGTCTCCCGGAGCAAATCCCTTTTGCGCCAGGTGATCCGCCAGGCCACCGTCTGACCATCCTACCTTCATGGCCTTAAGAGATTCCTCGCTGTGGCCGCGCTGTTCGATGTAATAGGTTTTGCCGCCGTTTGAGACGGCAAGGGTGTGATAATACTCTGCGGCTGTGAGAAAGATCCTCTCCTTTGTTGTGAGCTTCGGGTCTTTATGTTTCTTTTCGGTGAGCGCAATGCCAGCGAGCTCCGCAGCTCTCCGGAGGGCTTCCGCTTTGTCTACATTGTAGTAATTTTCCAGGAAGGTAAAGACGTCACCGGTGGCGGGACACTGGAAGCACTTATAGAAGCCTTTCTCGCGGTCGATACTAAAACATGCATGACCGCCGCAAAAAGGGCACTCCTCGAGATGATGCTTTTTCATCGCGAAGCCGGTCGACTCCTCGATGACCTGCTGGATGTCGAGTCGTTCTTTTACCCTTTCAAAATCAGACACGTACCTTTGCCCATCCTCCACAGCCGTTGCGGGTTTTCACTTTAATGTCGAGCTCTCCTTCACGGAAAATCCTGTTATCCTCTCTCGCATACCTGACGGCATCCTCAGGCGATTGTGCGTGACCTTCCCACCACCTATTGGTTGGGACGTGACGGATGCGATACCGGCGCCATTGCATAAACGACTTCATGGCCTCCGTTAATTTAGGCTCTGTAAAACTCATGGTCGTATCGGTTCCTCTATTAGCTCTACCCCAAATAGCCCCATATCGTTAAATACCGCTCCGCACTCAGGATTAGCACACTTAAAATTGATTGATAGCCCTCCATGAGGGCCTTCTAAAAATGATTTCGATTTACAGAACGGGCAACCTTCATCGAAAAACTTTTTACGATCTTCATATACTATGTCGGTCATTGACTCTGCCTCCTATCTGCAGGTGTGTCTGTCTGCCGTCTTTGGAGCGGAACACCACCGTCACGACAAGACCCATCTTCCCGGCCGTATCGCTCAATTTTTTCACCTGGCCTAAAATACTCCTGACAATTGCCATGCGTTTTGCCGGCTGCCGGATCGCTACCTTTTCAGTTTCGCGTTTTCTAGATGGTATCAATGGTGTAGTAGCCCCCCTCCCCTTAAAAACGCTCTACAATGCAAATTTGAGCGTCCTGTTTTTTCATACCGCACTTTTCTCACCGCTCCGCCTCTTTTTCAGGAACATGACGTATGGTTTGATCGTGTCGTCGGTGGATCCGCCGTAAAAATCTTCCGCGGATCTCTTCCTGAGGACTCCGCGGACCTCGATGAGATCTCCCGGCTCGATGTCGTAAAAACCATCCAGCTCGAAAAGGAAAACCTCCAGGGAGTCCTCAGAGGACGTTTCTTTTCCTGACCGGACCACATTCATCATCAGCCTTGGATCTGCGTCGGCATCTAATCCCTTCTCGATGAGCTCGCCGGTCAGAATAAATGCAGCCCTTGGCTCGTTATTTTTTGTCCCTGTCTTAAAAATTTCATCAGGCCGTATAAAGTCATAAAACGTGTAGCTGCTGTATCGCTTGTCATGGTCGATATACTGGCCGTAATATCCCTTGAACCGGAAGACAAAGTCTTTATGGTCCTTAAGATAATCCATGAAGGCGGCGCACTTCTCTTTCCCCCACAGGCGGCCGTATGCATGGACATTGCCGTGCTCGGGGTGGCCGCAGTCGATCTCCAGATCGATAAAAGGTGTATGCTTGTCCTTTGTCTTTTTCTCTTCGGCCTTGATGACCTTGCCCCATACGTGGCCGGCATTGAAATGTTTCAGCTCTTTCATGATGGCATCCTCGCTGCGCCCTTGAGATAGAGCCTCTTGATTTTTTCCGTGGCCTCGTCCATGGCGTGGGGATTGTCTGAAAAATAGGCCTGCTCCATCTCGTTAATCATATGTTTGATAGCGCGGCCGTAGTTAGGCAGGCAGTCTATAACATCCCCTATTGACACCTGGGTCTTGTCAAATTGCTGGTCGCACCAGGCTATCAGGGCGCGGAATTTGAGAAAGAGAGGATTATTCATGAATTGCATTCATGCAAAAAAGGATCTGCCCGGAGACAGTACGAAACTCTTCTTTTGCTTTCTTTTCAATAACACGATGCAGATCCATATGATCAGAGAAATCTATGGTAACGGTATGCTCATTGACCTTTATTGCCCCCGCAATTGCCCCCGCGAGCTTACCCTGGTCAATCACATTACCTTTAACCTTAATGTTTATTTTCCTTTCTTTCTTGGGTTGAGCCGGTTTATTATCCTTTTTTTCATATGGGCCATGACCATGTTTTTTTCTGTAACATTTAGTACAGAGCCCATCTTTAACAGCCTGCTTCTCGCATCCCGGGGTTGAACACCGTTTATGTGTCATGATTGCCTCCTTTTCTATTTCCTTAAATTTTTCTGAACCGCACATAAGGCAGGTATCTATTGCCCTGCGCTCAGTCGGATCATAGCGGGGCGCTATATTCGGGCTATCGCACCTGGCGCACACTAACATGTGCAAAAGGGTAACTTTGTTTTCGTATCAAGGTGCCTCCGCTGTGCTTCTTCTATCAGTACAGAATAGCTTTTCGTGGCAGTCTTCTGTGTGCGTTCGAGCTTCATTATCGCGTTGACCAGGTGCTGGTTATTCATCTTTTCCACCGGGATCCACTTCCCTCCCCTGGCCATCCATTCATAGCCGTGCTTACTCTCTGTGATTGCAAGCAT